GGGAAGAATCCGAACGGCGGTCTAAACGCCAAGGGTCGGGCATCCGCAAAGAAGGAGGGGATGAATTTAAAGCCTCCCCAACCCGAGGGCGGCTCAAGAAAGAAATCCTTTTGTGCAAGGATGGAGGGAATGAAATCAAAGTTGACTTCCGAGAAAACTGCGAAAGATCCCAACAGCCGAATTAACAAAAGCCTTCGGGCTTGGAAATGTTGATATGAACGACATTGAACTAACAGAACGCGAAGAAGCCATAGCCAAAAGAGCAGCTAAGCTAGCCATTGAAGAAATGACTGGCGAATTCTATAAAAAAGTCGGTAAGACTGTTATGGAAAAAGCGCTCATTTGGGTTGGTGCAATCGTTGTTGGCTTTGTCATTGGTAAAGGTTGGATCGTAAAGGTTTAATATGCCAAGTACTAGTGCTAAACAACATCGTTTTATGGAAGCAATTGCCCATAATAAGGCTTTTGCTAAAAAGGTAGGAGTTCCACAGTCTGTGGGAAAAGATTTTGCAACTGCCGATAAAGGCAAAACATTCAAGGAGTCAGGTATGAAAAAGATGGCAAAAGGTGGAATGACCGAGGCTAAGATGGGTAAAGTTAAAACAGCGGCTCCTAGCCGTGACGGTCTTGCTGAAAAAGGCAAAACCAAAGGCAAGCAAGTCGCTATGAAGGGTGGCAAACCCTTGGGCATGAACCAAAAATAAGGAGCCGATTATGGCTACAAGTACTGGAGCTGGGGCTGGGCGCGGTGGTCAAGGCGGCCCTACTGCTAAAGAGATGGAGTACAGAAATAGTCCTGACTATATGTCTCCTGATATGGAAAACAAACTTAAAGAAGAACAACGTCTAAAGAAAATGTCTGCTGAAAGTCCTTCACAGAAGTATTCCAAAGGTGGTTCAGCTTCTAGCCGTGCAGATGGCATAGCCGAAAGAGGTAAAACTCGCGGTACTCTTGTCATGTGTGGCGGCGGGATGTACAAAAAATGATGGCCTCTCGCGGTATGGGAGACATTCTCCCTTCCAAAATGCCTAAAGCAGTTAGGAAAAAGCGCCGTGATGATACCGACTTTGAGCAGTATGCTGGGGGCGGTAAAGTTGGCTTGTATGCCAATATTCATGCTAAACAAGAGCGTATAAAACACGGCTCTAAAGAAAAGATGAGAAAGCCTGGAAGTAAAGGCGCTCCCACAGAACAAGCGTTTATTAATTCAGCAAAGACCGCTAAATGACCACTACTGGCAAAACCACGTTTGACTTAGACTTCACGGAACTAGCTGAAGAGGCGTTTGAGCGTGCTGGTAGAGAACTCCGCACAGGTTATGACTTACGTACCGCACGTAGGTCAATGAACCTAATGACTATTGAATGGTCAAATCGTGGGATCAATATGTGGACTATTGAGCAAGGGTCTTTTACCCTTGTTCAGGGATTAAATACTTATCCTATTCCTACGGATACGATTGATCTGATGGAGCATGTTATTCGGACAAACGCAAATAGTACAAGCAATCAATCTGACTTGACTATTACCAGAATTAGCATGCCCACATATGCAACGATCCCAAACAAATTAACTCAAGCCAGACCTATTCAGGTTATGGTTCAAAGAAACTCTGGTGAGACTAATCCTTTGTATGACGGCACAGGAACGCAAGTAACACTTGCTACCAGCATCAATACTACCGACACCACAATTGTGCTCTCAAGCACCGTTAACATGGCTGCACAGGGGTATATACAATTAGGATCTACATCTGGCGAAATTGTTTATTACTCTTATATATCAGGGAATACCCTAGGTAATTGTTTTAGAGCACAGAATAATACAACTGCCCAGTCTTATACTGCTGGCAATACAACGCCAATTTATATTCCTCAAATACCAGCTGTGACTGTTTGGCCCACACCTGATGGTTCTACTACTTACACATTTGTGTACTGGCGCATGCGTAGAATACAGGATACAGGAGACGGTATTCAGACTGGAGATATGACATTTAGATTCCTACCAGCAGCTGCGGCGGGTTTGTCATATCATATTGCTACAAAGATTCCCGAGGGTACACCTCGTATAGATATGCTAAAAGGGCAATATGATGAACAATTTAATCTTGCGGCGGGTGAAGATCGTGAGAAAGCTGCGATACGCTTTGTACCTCGTCAGATGTTCATTGGCGGAGGCACGTAATGGGAAACAGGTTCGCATCTGGTAAACATGCGATTGCATCGTGTGATCGGTGTGGACAGCAGTTCAAATTAAAACAGTTGAAGTATGAAGTCATAAAAACTAAACTATATAAACTGAAAGTTTGTCCTGAGTGTTGGGATCCAGATCAGCCACAGTTGCAACTGGGTATGTATCCAGTTGATGACCCTCAAGCTCTTCGTGAGCCAAGGCCAGATACAACTTATGTGACTTCTGGTTTAGATGCTTTAGGGTATCCCGCTGGTGGTTCAAGAGATATACAATGGGGCTGGAATCCTGTTGGTGGGGCTAGTCAATTTGATGTAGTGTTGACACCAAATTATTTGGTTGGCAAGACAAGTGTTGGTACGGTAACAATTACAGGGAGTTAATTATGGCTAAAAGTGATATGAAAGAAGACATGAAAGCTGATAAAAAGCAAGATGTTGCTTTGATTAAAAAAGCTTTTAAAGAACACGACAAGCAAGAGCATAAAGGCGGCAAAGGCACAATGCTAAAGCTAGCTAAAGGTGGTAAGACCAATATGCAAATGCTTAAAATGGGACGTAACTTAGCTAAAGTTGCTAACCAACGCCGTACAGGAAGAGGTGGTTAAGATGGCTAAAAATAACAAACCCGCAGAAGTTTACGCACCTCCCCACACAATGGATGGCGCACCCTTGAAGTTTGAAGCTGGCGTAGCTGACAATAAAAAGTATCTTAGAGATGCTAATGTGTCCGTTGCTAATACTCGTAGCAATGACTATCCAGAAACTAAAACATCAGGCATTAAAATGCGTGGTACTGGATGTGCCACTAAAGGTTTGATGTGCAGAGGGCCAATGGCTTAATATGTATTACAGTGATCTAGTTACTGCCGTAAACGATTATGTAGAGAATAATTTCCCTACACTTGATCTCAATCGTATGATTGAGCAGACGGAGCAACGCATCTATAACACGGTGCAGTTGGCTTCTTTGCGTAAGAACATGACAGGTAGCTTGACCACAGGTAATCAATATTTATCAGCCCCAGACGATTTTCTATCTGTCTATTCATTGGCTATCTTTCCTGCTAGTGGTACTGGGGACTATCTTTACTTGCTGAATAAAGATGTTAACTTTATTCGTGAAGCTTACCCCAATTCGGCTACCACAGGAAAACCTAAACATTACGCTATCTTTGGGCCTCAATATGGTAACCAAAATGAGTTGTCATTCATTGTTGGCCCTACCCCTGATGCTTATTACAAAGCAGAACTGCACTACTATTACTATCCTGACTCAATCATTCAGGCGGCTATTAAAACGGTCAGTATCTACAACGCAGGAAGTGGATATACAAATGGGACATATTACAGTATTAGTCTTACTGGCGGCACTGGTAATTCTGCTACCGCCACTATTGTTGTATCTGGTGGGATTATCACCTCAGTAACAATGGTCAACAATGGATGTTATTTTGCAGTTGGCGACTTACTAACAGCATCTATTCCTAGTGGAATAAATTTTCAGATTCAAGTAACAGCAGTCACTAATCCTACTGGCGCTACTTGGGTTGGAGATAATTTTGACTCAGCCTTACTGAATGGTACTTTGTATGAGGCCATCACATATATTAAGGGTGAGCCTGACATGTTAAAGTTATATCAGGATCGTTATACGCAAGCTATTGCTCTGCTCAAGAACTTGGGTGACGGCAAACAACGTATGGATGCTTATCGTGATGGACAAGTAAGGGTTCCAGTATCATGAGCATAGTACAGACGCAAACTACCAGCTTTAAGTCTCAGCTTTATCAAGCGGTTCATGACTTGACAACAGATCAACTTAAAATTGCTTTGTATACGGGTAATGCTAATTTAAATGCTGATACTACTATTTATACAACTAGCAATGAAGTTGCTACGTCTTCAAGCTATTCGGCTGGCGGTAAGGTTTTGACTGGGGTTACTCTTAATACATTTGGCTATACAGCCTATGTTAATTTTAACAATGTTGTATGGACTGGGACTGCAATTACAGCTAGGTGCGCTTTAATCTATAACGCCACAAAAGGCAATAAATCCATAGCTGTTCTTGATTTTGGTTCAGATAAAACCCAGACAAATTTCACGATTACAATGCCAGCTAATACATACACCACAGCATTGATTAGGAGTTCAAATTGATAGTTACAACAACTAAAGGCGATATGGATGATTCTCTTCTTGAAAAAAGAGAAGGATCTGTGGACAATGAAAATGAATATACAACGTGGGTTGAGTATTGGTTAGATGGTGAATTGGTTCACCGTTCTGCCCATGTGACCCTGAAAAAAGCACCTACTGCGGATTTAGTTGCCGCGTCTTTAGGATAATCAAATGGCAAATACTCAATCAATGTGTACATCTTTTTTGGGGCAGTTGATGACTGCTACCCATAACTTTGGCGTTTCCCCTATCAGGGCAACATCTGCGGCGGATGCTTTTTATGGCGCTTTGTATTTGACGACTGCAACAATGAATGCAAGTACGACAGCATATACATCGACCAATGAAGTAACTGGCACAAACTATACGGCTGGCGGAGCGCAATTTACTAATGCGAATCCTCCAGCATCAACCAATTCATCAACAACAGCTGGTGTAGGCTATTGGACTCCATCAGCAAATCTTTCGTTTACCAATGTCACGTTAGCAACTGCGTTTGATACGGTCTTGGTTTACAACTATACGCAAACTGGTAAGCCAGCAGTAAGTGTTCATACGTTTGGTTCACAGACCATTACCGCTGGAACATTTACTTTGTCTATGCCAAGTAACACAACAACAACTGCTTTATTGCGCTTATCGACTACATAGGTGATCTATGGCTTCATCCTGGGGCAGTGGGTCATTTGGTAGTGGCAACTTTGGCGGAGGTGATCCTCCAGTTCCATCTACTCTAGGTTGGGGTTATGGCACTTGGGGTAGTAGTGTTTGGGGCGGAGGCACGGTCAATCCCACGGGGGATGTGGCTACTGGTAATGTAGGAACGGTTACTACTGTAATTACAGTAGCATTGAGTGGAGTAGGTGCATCGGCTGCGGTTGGCACGGTTGCTCCTTCGGATACAGATGCAGATAGTGGCGTATTTGCCAGTGGTAATGTAGGTACTGTTGGGTATAGTTTAACAGTAGGATTGACTGGTACAGGCGCTAGTGGTTTAGTTGGGACTATTTCAACGGCTATTGACACTACTACGATAAGTGGTGTTGGGGCGGTTGGCACGGTTGGTACGATAGCGATAGTAAATGCTCCTAATGTTTCTGGAGTGGTCGCTACGGGGCTGGTCGGTACTGTAACTCATGGTGGCGCTGTTGTTGGCGTAGCTGGAGTAAATGCACAGGGCGTAGCTGGAACGCTTGTGTATGAAAGAGTAGAGTCCATTAGTGGAGTTGCGGCATCAGGGGCAGTGGGGATATTTAATGTATCTCCTCGTTTAACTGGTGTAGAGGCAAATGCAAATGTAGCTACTATTCCTCCGATTACGACCGTGGCTATATCTGGGGTTGGGGGAGTTGGGGCAGTTGGTAATATATCGCTTAGCAGTAAGACATTTGGTATTACTGGAGTGGTTGCCACAGGATCAGTACAGAATTTTGGTTTGTTATTTTGGAGCAATATTGATGACAATCAATCACCAACATGGCAAAATGTGAATGACACGCAATCGACAACATGGACACAAGTAAGTAACACTCAGGCTGTAGACTGGACTCAAATTGGGAACACTCAATCACCAGGATGGACAGAAATTAACGATGCTGAAGAAGCAGACTGGGAATTGGTAACGCAATGAGGATACTATGACAATTAATTACACAACATTATTGGATCTTGCTCAGCCTGTCTCTGGCACAGAACCGGGCACATGGGGCGATGATGTAAACAATGGCTTAACATCTTATCTTGATATTGCTATTGCAGGTACACAGAATCTTACAACTGATGCAGATGTAACCTTAACTCTAACGCAGGGTACAAACATAGCAACCAATATTGGGTCAACAACGGCTCAGTATATGCAGTTGTATTGCTCTGGTGCTAGAAGCGTGACGAGGTATATCAATGTCCCTAATAGCAGCAAAATCTATGTTGTTCAGAATGATACGACAGGTAGTCAAAGCGTTGTTGTTCGTGGCACTTCTCCTGCTACCACAGGCGTAACGATAGCTAACGGCGAGAAAGCTGTTATTGCTTGGAACGGATCGGATTTTGCTAAAGTAGCTAGTAACTTTGTAAGTTCTTTAAGCGGTATATTGCCAAGTGCTAATGGTGGTACAGGCGTTAACAATGGTTCAAGCACCATAACTGTTGCGGGTAATTTAACTCATGCAGGCGCTTATCCAACTACGATTACATCTACTGGGTCAACTAGTGTTACTTTGCCTACATCAGGCACATTGGTTAATACGGCGGTTACTGCTTTAACTAGCTTAGCGTCAGTAGGAACAATCACATCTGGTACATGGAATGGTTCTGTTGTTGGAGCTACATACGGCGGTACGGGTGTTAATAACGGATCAAGCACAATTACTTTGGGTGGTAACTTAACCACCTCGGGCGCTAATCCTTTAACATTTACTACCACAGGGTCAACGAATGTAACTCTTCCTACTTCTGGAACGCTGATTACAAATGCGGTTACAACTCTATCTAGCTTGGCCTCGATAGGAACAATTACTGTAGGTACATGGAACGGCAGTTTGATTTCAGGTACTTATGGTGGTACTGGTGTAAATAACGGTGCAAGTACGATTACGCTAGGTGGTAGTTTTACTACATCAGGAGCATATGCTACAACGCTTACAGTAACAGGCATAACGAATGTAACATTGCCAACATCTGGTACATTGGTTAATTCAGCAGTAACAACTTTAAGCAGCTTGTCTTCAGTTGGCACAATTGCTACTGGTGTTTGGAATGGTACAGCGATTGGTGCAACATATGGTGGTACAGGATTAACAACCTATGCTACTGGCGACATCATTTATTCTTCAGCTACCAATACACTTAGTAAGTTACCTGTCGGTACAAATGGTTATGTATTAACTGTATCAGGCGGAGTTCCGACTTGGGCGGCTAGTACTGGTGGAGTAACTTCATTTCAGACTTCATTATCAGGTTTGACACCTGCGACTTCTACAACAGGAGCAGTAACACTTGCTGGTACGTTAGGTATAACAAGTGGCGGTACAGGGCAGACAAGTGCTAGTGCGGCTTTTAATGCATTATCTCCAGTCACCACAACAGGTGATTTGATTATTGGTAATGGTACAAATAGTTCGACAAGACTGGCTATCGGTACAAACGGTTATGTGCTTACATCAAATGGTACAACGGCTACATGGTCTGCGTCTACTGGTGGTGTGACATCATTTAGCGCAGGTTCAACTGGACTGACTCCTTCAACAGGAACAACAGGTGCGGTTACGCTTGCGGGTACTTTAAATGCTACAAGTGGTGGTACGGGACTAGCTACTTATGCGACTGGCGATATTATTTACGCTAGTGCTACAAACACACTAAGTAAGCTAACTGCTGGTACAAACGGTTATGTATTGACTCTTTCAGGCGGCATACCTTCATGGGCGGCTGCAAGTGGTGGTAGTAATTCATACACTCGTACAAGCTTTACGGCCACAAGCGGACAAACAAGTTTTACTGTTTCTTATACAGTAGGTTATGTTGTAGTTTATTTGAATGGTATTTTCCTAAATGGATCTGACTATACCGCCTCAAACGGTACATCTATTGTTTTAGCAGTTGGTGCAGCTACAGGTGATATTGTTGAGGTTATTGCTTATGCGACCACACCGATTGGTGTTGTGGGTACGGTTACTTCTGGTACTTGGAATGCTACTGTCATAGGGGCAAACTACGGCGGTACAGGTGTAGCCAACAACGCGGCTAGTACGATTACCATATCAGGTTCTTTTGGTACTACGTTTACCGTTACTGGAACGACTTCAGTTACTTTGCCTACCTCTGGGACATTATTAACTACTGCCGGTTCTGGATCGTCTTTAACTTTTACAACAGGATCGCTTTCGTTGGGCGGTAATTTCACCACATCAGGTGCTTATACTACTACCTTAACTGCGACTGGAACAACTACCCTTACATTGCCTACAACGGGTACATTGGCTACATTGGCTGGGTCTGAGACATTTACCAACAAGACGCTAACTAATCCTACAATTACCAATTACACAGAGACTCTCCAGGCTGTAGGCACAGTAGGCTCAACAAATACTTTGGCGTTAACAAACGGTACGGTATTGACGGCTACATTAACCGCATCTACACCTTGTACGTTTACAATGCCTACTGCTACGGCAGGTAAATCGTTTATCCTTAAACTGACACAGGCGGCTACAGGTATGACCACAGCTACTTTTACTGGTGTTAAATGGCCTGGGGGAACGGCTCCGACTATAACTGCTACTGCGTCTGCGGTGGATATATTGAGCTTTGTATCTGACGGTACAAACTGGTACGGTACAGCAGCACAGGCGTTCGCATAATGTTTGCAGCTCTTAATTTCTTTTTTACTAGGAAAGCTGGTGGCTCTGCTGTAATTAGCGGTTCAGTATATGGAGCTGGAAATAATGCCTTTGGTCAGCTAGGTGATGGTTCTTCTGGAACCAATCGTAATAACATGGTGCAGGCAGGGGTAGGAACTAACTATTCTTCTTTAAACACTAGTGGGCTTTCATATGCTCCTATTGGTATTCGGACGGATGGAACTATCTGGAGCTGGGGTAGAAATACTAATGGCCAATTAGGCAATGGGACTACAACAAACATATCAAACCCAGCTCAAATTGGGTCATTAACCAATTGGCTTAATGCTGCGACTCTTTATAGTACTGTTATATCTGTTAAAACAAACAATACATTATGGGGATGGGGCAGCAATAATAATGGCGCTATAGGTTTAGGAAATATAACTCAATATTCATCACCAAAACAAGTTGGCGCATTAACCAATTGGCTACAAGTTGCATCAACCTATTCTTCAAGTGCAGCTATTAAGACAGACGGAAGTTTATGGACATGGGGAGGAAATGTTTCTGGTCAATTAGGTAACGGAACTTTAACCAATTACTCAAGCCCCAAACAAATTGGGTCATTAACCAATTGGCTATCATTGGCAAATGGTTATTCAAGTATTTTTGCTTTTAAGACAGATGGAACATTGTGGGGATGGGGAAGAAATCAAGAAGGTGAACTTGGTCAAGGATCTATTAATACGTATAAAGTGTCACCAGTGCAAGTTGGCGCATTAACCAACTGGAAGTCTAGTAACGGGACTGCCTACAATATTGCTTTTATTAAAACAGACAATAGCTTATGGGTATGGGGGTATAACGGCAATGGTCAATTAGGTTTAGGAAACACAACTTCTTATTCTTCTCCAAAACAACTTGGCGTATTGACCAATTGGAACTCAGCATCTGCTGGTGCTCAATTAGCTAGTGGCTCAACAGCCGCATCTAGATTGGATGGAACGCTTTGGACATGGGGTACAGGAAGTGCTGGGCAATTAGGTTTAGGTAATACAACTTCATACTCATCTCCAAAGCAAGTCGGTGCATTGACTTCTTGGCAAACTGTAGCGTATAACGGGGCAGGAAGTAATAATTTTGCTATTAAGACATAAAATTTTTTGAGGAATAAACATGACAATCCCACGCAATATATCATTTCTAGCCGAAGGCGCTAGTTCCACGGGTGTCCTAAGTACTGCTTATGGCGGTACAGGTGTAGCTAACAACTCCGCAAGTACGATTACTGTTTCAGGTAACTTTGGTACAACCTTTACGGTAACAGGTACAACCTCGGTAACCCTTCCAACATCAGGAACGCTACTAAACACGACTGGTTCTGGAGCATCTTTAACTTTTGTTACGGGTTCTTTGTCTTTAGCGGGCAACCTTACTACATCAGGGGCTAATGGTTTAACTTTTACAACAACTGGAACGACAAACGTAACTCTTCCAACATCAGGTACGTTATCTACTGTTGCTTTATCTGGTACAAATACCTGGACAGGGACTCAAACACTTACTGGATCATCTAGTGTTTTAGCTGGGGTTTTCACCAATTTGGTTGAGCCAATAACCATATCTGCTACGGCGGCTACTGGAACTATTGCGCTATATCCTTCTACGCAGTCTATTCTTTATTACACGACAAGCGCTTCAGCTAACTTCACAATCAATTTAACTTTCTCTGCTGGCACTACGCTCAATACGGCAATGACCACAGGTCAGGCTATTACGGTTGTGTTTATGAATACCAACGGCGCTACCGCCTACTATAATAACGTGGTGCAAGTAGATGGAAGTACGGTTACTCCAAAATGGCAGGGTGGTACAGCCCCTACTGGCGGCAATGCATCTAGTATTGACGTGTATACTTACACGGTCATTAAAACAGGTAGTGCTGCATTTACAGTATTGGCTTCACAAACTAAATTTGCTTAAGGTGTAACGATGCCATCTATCATAACTACGGGAGCAGGATCAGCTAGAGGTTGGGGATGGGCTGCGACCATTGCATCTAGTACTTCTGGAGGTTTATGGACTTGGGGTTCTAACGCTGTTGGTCAATTAGGCTTAGGAAACTTAACTAATTATTCATCTCCAAAACAAATTGGTGCTTTGACTACTTGGGCATCTGTTAATTCTGGGGGGTTTTATGATGTGGGGCTTGCCGTTAAAGCCGATAATACGATTTGGGATTGGGGCCAGAATAACTTTGGTCAATTAGGACAAGGTAATACAACTTCTTATTCATCTCCTAAACAAGTTGGCACGTTGACGAATTGGAGTACAACTGCCAATACAGCAGCAACTACTCTGGCGATTAAAACAGATGGAACATTATGGGGATGGGGATATAATGGTAATGGTACAGTAGGTTTAAATAGTACAACATACGCTTTTTCTAGCCCACAACAAGTAGGTTCACTAACCAATTGGGTAACAATTGTTTCTGGTAATCAAGCCTTAGCCGTTAAAATTGATGGAACATTATGGGGATGGGGATATAATGGTTTTGGTCAACTAGGCTTGGGAAATACCACAGGTTATTCATCCCCCAAACAAATTGGAGCATTAACCAATTGGTTAATGGCAACTTGTAATGCTGCTGCTATATTAGCTGTTAAAACAGACGGGACATTATGGTCTTGCGGGTGGTTTAATAAAGGCCCATTAGGTTTAGGCAATCAAATTTCATATTCATCCCCTAAACAAGTTGGTAGTTTAACAAGTTGGTCAATTATTGGTAGTGGTACATTTCAAAGTTTTGCTATTAAAACAGATAAAACTTTTTGGTCTTGGGGAGAGAACAACTTTGGTCAACTAGGCTTGGGAAATACCACATATTATTCTTCCCCCAAACAAGTAGGATCTTTAGTTGATTGGTCAATTATTGGCAATTTAAGTGGTGCAAGAAATTTTACTGGTGCTATTAAAACAAATAAAAGTTTATGGACTTGGGGTATTAATGGTTCAGGTCAACTAGGCTTGGGAAATACCACATATTATTCTTCCCCTAAACAAGTAGGGTCATTAACTAATTGGCAGGCATATAAAAATACTGTAACCGCAAATTATGGTATTAAATATTAAACCATAAATTTTTAAGGAAAAACTTTTGAATAAAACACTTCATTTCTTATCTGGTATTCCACGTTCAGGATCAACGGTACTAGCTGCTATCCTTAACCAGAATCCAATGACGCATGTATCGACTACATCAGGGCTTGTACATGCTCTTGATGGTTTAGCCAATACTTGGCACTCTCAGGGGTTATTACATGAAAATGACCCAGAGCGTAAAAAGTTGATACAGACCATGCGTGGAATGATAGATGCGTTTTATGAAGAACATGACAAACCTGTAATCATTGATAAAGGTCGAGGCTGGCCTATTCCAATCATATTGCAAGCCATGTCTCAAGTGCTTGGAACTACACCTAAGATTATCGCTACTGTACGCCCCGTGCCTGATTGCATGGCATCTTTTGTGCGGATAGCCAAGCCCACAGATTTAGATGAATTTATGTATTCTGGTCAACTTGCAGACCATCTCAAGGCGGCTTATATATCTTTACAAACAGGATATGAAGCGTTTCCAGAATGCTTTCATTTTGTGGAGTACGACAAGTTACTTGCTAATCCTAGAGAAGAACTAGCCCGTATCCACGAGTTTTTAGAATTCCCTGAATATGAATATGATTTGTCTAATATTGATGGGTCTAGCGTCAAAGAGGACGATGAAAACTTGCATGGCTATGCGGGTATGCATGATGTTAAGCCTGTACTCCAAAAGCTACACGATGACAACCCACGGCATCTGCTAAGACACCATTACAACCAATTCTGTCAGCCAGAATTCTGGAGTGATAACCAGCGTACTCGGCCTGAATTAGATGATCTTGACTTACAAAAAGCCGCTGGTCAGATGGGTAGTTTTGCTGAAGGGTGGAGGCTATCTGAGAAACTTAATAATGAGCGTCCTACAGATCACCGTGCCGCCTATAACCGTTCTTGGTATTTGCTAAGACAAGGTAAGATTGCCGAAGGTTATAAGCAGATGGACAGGGGCCGCTATTGCGGAATCATCGGAGAACGCAGACCCGATACTCCTGCACCTGAGTGGGATGGCAAAACAAAAGGCACGATTCTTCTCTATTGCGATCACGGTTTTGGGGATCAAATCCACCAGGTTCGGTATGCTCGTGACTTGGTTGCTAGAGGTAACAAGGTCGTAGTTTGCTGTTCTGGCACGTTGGTCAGCTTATTCAATACCATTCCTGAAGTATCAGCCGTGGTTCAAGTTGGCGCAGAGTATGGGGTTTACCATGACTTCTGGTGCTATGGAATGACCTTTCCTAACTACCTTGGCTATGAAATGTCTGACCTAAGAGGTGATCCATACATTGCTAAGCCTCCAGTTATCAAAGGGTACAAGAAGCGTATTGGCCTTAGATGGCAAGGCAACAGTATGTTTGAAGATGACCACCATAAGAAGTTCCCATACCATTTATTGTTTGATGCGGTACGGGGCGCTGATTATGAATTCATATCATTACAACGTGATGAAGGAGCAGATGCTTGCCCGACTTGGGTGAACATGGTTCCTCTTGATACCTGGGAACAAACAAGAGATGCAGTTGCCTCTTGTGACCTAGTAATCTCATCTTGTACAAGTGTTTCTCACTTATCCTCTGCGATGGGTATTGAAACTTGGGTAATTATTCCTATAATGGGGTATTACTTGTACGCCTTGGATGGGGATAAAACCCCATACTACGACAGCATGAAGCTGTTTAGGCAGGAAGTATTTGGTGAATGGGAAGCCCCATTCAAGCAAATTAAAGCAAAATTATCTTCAAACAAAGTTGAATTAAGGAGTGTAGCATGAGTCAATTATATGTACAGGTTATCAATGATGCGGTTAAGCATTGCTGGGACACAAGACCAACAGAGGGCGTTGGCAACAATGGATGGAAAGAAGCCATTGAAGTTCGTCCTGAAATCGTTGCTGGTCGTCAGAGATATGCCGCCCACATTTTTGATATAACAAAAGATCCAGTTGAAATTGTGTATCCTGTTATTGACATTACCGTTGATGAGCGTAAAGCCGCATTGGTTGCAGAAGCTAGAGCAATTCCTAAGAAATTAGAAAACAGCATGGCTACTGGCGCAACACCTTTTGATGCAGACAAGATTGCTGCCGCTGAAGCTTATTCCGCTTCTAAAGTTGCAAAGATCAATGCATGTGTAACCCATGACGATGTGGAAGCCCTTTGAAATTAAACCTTGGTTGTGGGTATAACAAACTTGAAGGCTATATCAATGTCGATAAAGACCCAAAATGTTCACCAGATATTTTGGCTGATGTAGAAGTAAGTTTGCCGTTTGACGACAACTCAATTGATGAGATTGTTTTAAACCATGTCCTAGAACATTTAGGACAGACAACAGAAGTTTATTTCAATGTTTGGAAAGAAATGTATCGTGTGTTAAAAGATGGGGCTACGGTATTAATTACTGTACCTCATCATAACCACGATAACTTTCACCATGATGCAACGCATGTAAGAAAAATTACGGCTCTGGGTATTGATATGTTTAATCAACATAGAAATACGCAAACCATAAAAGATGGCGGTCAAGAGTCAACTCTTGGTCTTCAAATTGGAATAGATGTAGCTGTAGTTGATGTTGGTTATGATTTGACTCCTTGGTTTCATGAGTATATCCAAGGTGTGCCAAAAGAAGTTGTAGATATTGAAATGAACAGGTATAACAATACTTGTTATCAGGTGCATATCAAGGCAAAGGCGTACAAGCCCGCTAGGAGCGAAAGATGAAGATACTAATCATGGGCTTGCCTGGGTCAGGTAAAACTACTTTGGCTGAAAGCATAGCTCATGAATTAGACTGTTTGCATCTCAATGCAGATCAAGTAAGAGAACAATTTAACGATTGGGATTTTACAAAAGAAGGTAGATTGAGACAGGCTAGGCGCATAAAAAACTTAGCTGATGAAGCTGATCTGGCTATTTGTGATTTTGTTTGCCCACTGCCTGAGATGCGTGAGATATTTGATGCTGATATTGTGATCTGGATGGACACAATAAAAGAAAGTCGGTTCAGTAATACAAACCAGATTTTTGTTGAGCCAGAAGAATATGACTTGCGGTTTACTTCATGGAACTCAAGCAATATTGATATGGTGTTAGATTACTTAGGGGACTATCATGGCAGAAAAATGGATTCAAAAAGCGATCAAGAAACCTGGCGCTCTACGTAAAGAGTTAGGCGTTAAAGAGGGTAAAACTATTCCTGCAAAGAAGCTGGCGGCCGCTGCAAAGAAACCCGGGAAACTGGGGCAGCGTGCTCGTCTGGCTGAGACATTAAAAGGTTTAAAGAAATAAGGAATTTAATCATGCATACAAAAGATTGTGATGAGCATATTGGTGGCGACTGCACCTGCGGGTATCAAGAAATCTTAGACGATGAGAATGCAGAAATAGTTGCAGAAATCATGGCTGAAGAAGAGTAATGGATCCAATCACCATCTTTGCGGCTTGTAAGGCGGCTCACGCAGGAATTCGTGAGTGCATAGATCTATATCAGGATTTTAAAAAAGATGGTAAAGATGTAGGTGATATTGTCAACGACATTGGCAAGAACCTTGGTGCATTTTTTACCCATCAAGAGTCGTTCAAGGAGGCGGAAAAGATTGCAAAGAGCAGCCCGCTACCTAAGAATATCACTGTCAATGAAGAGGCCATGAACAGGATACTGCGCCAAGAGCAGATCCAACGCATGGAAACCGAACTTCGTGAAATGATTATTTACCAGATCGGTATGCCAGGGCTTTGGTCTAAGTTTGTGGATATGAGAGAAATTGTACGAAAAGAGCGAGAAAAGCTTGAGCGTGAACAAAAAAAGCTATGGAAGAAGCCGCGTACAAACGTAGACTTCTTATCCAAAAGTATCAAGTACGGGCAATCATTTACGCTGCAATTTTGATTTTAACGCTTGAGTTTGTTGGGTTGATGTACTACGTGCATAACGAGTACCAGAAGTCTAAGTATCATTTGGAGAAATAAATGGATTGGTTAAAGTCAATAGCGCCCACGATAGCCACAGCTCTTGGCGGCCCACTTGCAGGCATGGCTGTTGAAGCCGTTTCTAAAGCTATAGGGGTTGACCCTAGTGAAGTCCAGAATACTATTAACTCAGGCAAGTTATCTGCTGACCAGATAGCCTCGATCCAAACCGCAGAGTTAGCATTGAAAGCTAGAGCGCAAGAGATGGGTCTTGACTTTGAGAAGTTGGCAGTAGCAGATCGTGCAAGCGCCCGTCAGATGCAGATGACTACAGGTAGCTTTATCCCTCCAGCGTTGTCTGTGATGATTGTGCTGGCTTGGGCGGCAGTGCAGTTTTTCCTTTTGACCCATGTCATTGAGCCGACTATGCGTGAATTGATTGCCCGTGTATTGGGTACGCTAGACGGCGCTCTGATGCTTGTACTATCGTTTTACTTTGGTTCGTCTTCTGGTTCTCAGGCCAAAGACACTATGCTCCATCAATCGAGTCCAATAAAATGACCATACTCACCAAAAACTTCACTCTTGAAGAGCTTACACACACCGATCACAGGGAGTTTTCAAATGAACCT